CCCTCCTGGTCCACTTCACATATTGATTATCAATAAGTTACGAATTTGTGGTGACATTTGTGGTGACACTTCTAAAAGTTGTCACCACTTTTTGTTGAATAACGACATAGCCTTTTCCTTTTCCTCGTCTGCTATATCTATGTATGGCTTCATGCTTTTGTAATCGCTATGCCCAGTCCACTTCATCACAACGTTTGGCGCAATACCCATCATAAGCGCATTACAGATGAATGTTCTACGACCACAATGCGTTCCTATGAGTTCCCATTTCTCTTTTGTTTCCTCGTACCTTTTATTCCCTTTGTAATATACATTCGTTAATTTCTCATTTATATTACATTCCTTGCAAACAATCTTTAGATACTTGTTCATTTTTTGATTGGAAATTACGGGAAGAGCATAATCACCTTCTATATCTTTGTACTTATCCAATATAGACTTGGTATAGTCATTTAACTCAATCGTAATCTTATCATTTGTCTTTTGTGTTACGATATGTATTGCACCGTCATAAATGTCTGTCTTTTTAAGTTCACTCACATCAGAATAACGTAAAGAAGAAAAACAACAGAAGCAGAACACATCACGAGTACGTTCTAAGTATGGGAATTTGAACTTATGGTTATACACTTCCATTAATTCTTCCCATTTTAAGTAGACAACACTTATGTTTGATTTTTTTAGATGCGATTTGTATGTAGAGAAAGAAATATTGGATAGATACTCTTTAGAAATAAGCCACCTAAAAAACCATTTTGACATAGAGATTTTTTTGTTTATAGTTTCGTTTTGGAAGCCAGACGCAATTAAGAATTGTGTGAATGAGTTTAATGTATCCTCGCATATTTTATCCATGCTCATATCAGGCATAAAATTTTGCCAATTCTTTATAATCTGCCTATGCTTATAGATAACTCCAGTTGCCCAACCACATATTCTACTTTGCTCGGTAATGTATGTTTCGTATAGTTCAAAGAAATTCTTTTCGACGACTTCCTCTTTCTCAACATTTCTTTTTAATTCTTCATTGAGAGTTGCCTTAAAATCTTCGACAGTTGGCTCCGTACGAAAAGAGGGCGCAACAAAATTAACCGCGTCCTCATACCTTTGTATCTCAGCATTAATTTTTGATGCTGGAACAGACTTCTCGCCATGAGAAGTGTTCCTTTTACACCTTTGTGTTTCCTTGTTCCACTTTCCTGTATCTACATTAAATCCGACATTGTACGTTATCCTCTTCCCTTTATACCTTACAATCATGCGAAGCCACCCACGATCGTCTACCATGAATAGAATAGAATATTTCATAAATCACGTAGCCATTTTTTTCCTTTAGGAGTGTACAACCAAATAAGGAAAGCACCACCTAAAATAGTTGTTGTTGTAAATAGAACTTCTAACATTTCCATAACTTTATTTTTTTGTATGTTTTAAACTACAAATCGCGTAGCCACTTTTTACCCTTTGGGGTATACAACCAAAGCAGCAATCCACCACTTATCAAGGTTGTAATAGAGAATAAAATAGCGAAATACATAATGTTATCTTTTTAGAATTGTGTAACCTAATATAGCTAAAAATATAGTAGTCATTAAGCCTCCTATGAAAGCATACCAATTAAATTGCTTATAGTCATCTGTGATTATAATAGCGAAACCACCTAAAACTATCGTAGCAAAAACCAACTTACTCAAATCGAAGAAATACTTTGATAGAACCTCTTTAACCGTGTTGTCCCATTTGTTTGTCATACATTCGTCCTTAGTAATCCCTTAATATTATACACTCTGAATACATCTGTGATAGGCACATTAAATGGTTCGTATCTGTCCGTATCTTGTAGTGTGCTGCACTCATACATATCGCCACGTTGTTTTATCACGCGCAATATAAGGCCGTAGCTTATTGTGTCTAATACATATATATTACCATTGATTATATAGCTACCCTCATCTATAGCTCGCAAGGCAAGTATATCACCACATTTAAAGTCAGGACGCATACTATCATCAGAAACACTATAATAGAAATCTAACTCAGCAAATGAGTTCACTCGTGTAATATGCTCTGCTTGCAAGTTAGGTTCTCGCATTACCTTATATAAATCTACATTTTCTCTTTTTGCGAGCGATATAGGCACAAGGGGAGCTGTTTTCTTCTCTGTTATAACATTTGGTATTTTGCTATTATATGTGTTATGTGACTGCACTACATTGTTATTACCTATTACTGCATTAGGAGAGTTGTATTGTTGTGGCTGCTGACCTTTTAGCATTGTACCCTCACCTGTTAAGAGCCAACCCATGTTTAGGTCGGGGAAGGCAGAAATAATCTTCACTTGTGACTTAGGGGCAATACTTTGGTCTATGCTCGCAACAAAAGAATTAGAAAGACCTGCTGCAATCTGGAACTGTCTTACACTAATACCGCAATAAGCAATGAATTCTTTTAACCTATCACGGACTATAGATTTTTCATACTTTGCCATAGCTTCTCTGTTTTTATGTTAGGTAAATCCTAACATTATTACTATTTATCTGTAAATCAAATATAGCAAAAGCCTATCATATTAGTTAATCAGTACTAAAAACTATCATTTCCCTATCATTTTATTTGGAGATGATAGGTACTTGCTATACCTTTGCACTCGTAACAACACAAGTGCTACTTGCAAAGGTAAGAAGTTACTTCTAATGTTGCAAACGTTCTTTGACATTTTGGACAAAAAAATAGCATATAGTTTGAAATGAACCTCGCTCCTCGTGAGCGTATCTATATGGCAGACAAGACGGTGTGTAGGTGGTTCGACTCCACCCTGCCAACGAACATTATTAATTTTAAAATCATGGAACAGACATTTAAAGACAGAATTTACAACAAACTTGTTAATTCTATTCTTGATGATATTAATTGTTATCCGTACTCAAACCCAAGTCCTTATGGTGAATTTTTTCCATTCGTGGACAAAAACAAGTGGGGAGAATACGAAATAGACATCAAGGTTAAGGAAGTAGAAGAAGACGATGATGACGAAATCTATAAATACCTCAAAGTTGAGATAGATAAGTTAGAAGTTTTCGATTGCATCTACAACAATGAAGAAATTAAGAGAAAGCCATTAAACGTTGATAAGAATAAAGTAAACGAACTGGTTAACCAATCTCTTTACGATGATAAGTGGGATATAACCATTGAGGTCTATGAAGCACTCGAAGATAATGCTTACCAAGATTACGAGGGAGAAGATTAATATAAATGACAATGAAAACGATTAAACACCCATACATATCTGTTCCTCATGGTACGAGACCAAAGTTAGCAAAGGACTTCAACGTATCGATTACAACAGTTAGTCTCGCCCTCAACTACCAAACACAGGGTGGACTTTCAGAAGACATACGACAAGTAGCTCTTAGAAATTATCAAGGAATAAGAGTGAAACCCAAATAAGCCTAACTTCCAGCTATGATAATCAACTCCGCTTGTGTGGTTCGTGAGAATAGCACAAGACAAGCCTATGTAATTCAAGTGGATAGAATAATGGTCTCCTAATCCATAAATGGCGGTTCGAATCCGTCCATAGGCACAAATCAAAATTAATATAAAATGACTACCAAACAAACCGCATTGGTAAAGCAACTTGAAACAAGTGCTTTCAACATTCTTAAACAACTACAAGGATTGTCAAGAGGTATTGCAATTAAGCAATACGATTCAGAAGAAGCCATAGAATTGCATCACGCAATCATGAGCGTAACAGAATTGTGCGATACATTGCAATACATGAGAGAAGAGTTTAATGACGACAACAAACCTACCATATAACAATGAAGAAGTTTTTTGAAACGAACATAGAAGCGTTTTACTCGTTTTTTGTAATCACCTTTGTAGGTATCGCATTACTCATTGCAGGTCACTTCGATTACGTAGACGATGTAATAACAGAAATGAAGAATAACGGTTCATACTACGAACTTGTTGAACAATACCCAGATGCAAGTGAATCGGAACTCGTTAAGATATACAATAGCAAGAAAAATTAAAAGACTCTTTTTCTTTATTTGTTAATGTTAGATGTGTGCATGCTCCCACTCGCATGCACTGGCCACTTAGCTCAGTTGGTTAGAGCAGCGCAACTCTACATGGTTAGAGCAACACATTAATGTGTTAGTCATTGGTTCAAGTCCAATAGTGGCCACCACTATTTTTTCAATAGTTATTGCACACTAATCGTTGTTGCGGTTCGTGAGAATAGCAACAATACCCCCCACGCATGGTTGTTGCACTTTAGTTTTGTTAATAATGTACTTTAAATTCCATGTATTTTTAAAAGTGCAGATAGTTCGATTCTATCAGTGGGACAAGTTTTTTTTAGTTATCCATTCATGATTTGATGTTTTTAACGTTCACGTGGTATGTGAATATAGCGTGAACTTATAACGCGATAGGTGGTTAAATGGATAGGCCACAGCCATGTAGTTAGCCGACATGATCTATTGATACATAGAACATTAGTTGGGTTCGATTCCCGACCGCGTTACTAATTTACAATCTATTCATAATTTCATACTATCTGCTATTTGCGGTTCGTGAGAATAGCAAATAGAAATAAGTGCTATAGGCCGTTAATCGGATAGGCGGATATAAAGATTCATACATTAGCAGGTTCGACTCCTGCAGCACTTACAAACCAAAACACTTAAATCATGTCAACAAAAGAAAAGAAGACAGACATTGAAAAGAGTTTCGCTGAACGTGTTGTTATCGTTCAGAAAGAACTAAAAGCACCGAAAGGTCAGTACAACAGCTTCGGCAAATACCGCTATCGTAGTGCTGAAGATATACTGAATAGCGTAAAGCCATTGCTCGCAGTGAATGATTTAATTCTCACTCTATCAGACGAACTGATTGCATTAGGGAGTAGAATATACGTTAAGGCAACCGCGACATTGCAAGACTGCAATACTGCTAACGCTATTAGTGTTGACGCTTATGCACGAGAGGACGAAGTTAAGAAAGGGATGGACGGAAGCCAGATAACAGGTGCAGCAAGTTCATACGCACGTAAGTATGCGCTTAACGGATTATTCCTTATTGACGACACAAAGGACGCTGACGCGACCAATGACGGAACGCACGAAGCTAACAATAACAGACTGCAAGAAGCACTTAACTTGATTGCACAAGCGAATAACAGAGAGACTTTAAACAAAATTTGGAATACGTACACTGATTTTCATCTCAACGAAAAATTTTCACAAACAATGGCTGACGCCTGTAAAAAATATCCGAAGCAATGAAATTGAATGACTCAGGTGTAGTGTTCAACCCAGTTGGCCATACCTACACATTGAATGGGAAAATGCTTAATGGCATTACCCATGTTATAAAAGATAAGCTATTCCCAGATGAATACAAGAATGTGCCAGAGCATATTCTTAAGCAAGCTGCCATACGTGGTTCTGAGATACACAAGGTTATTGAAATGTATGACTCATGCTCCATAAAGACTAATGGTAGTATTGAATTGGAAAACTACATAGATTTATCTTACAGGAATAAATTCTTGTTACATCATATTCAAAGTGAATATCTTGTAACAGACGGAGAGCAATACGCATCAGCAATAGACAAGGTGTATGAAGACGGCAATGGTGGAGTTATACTTGCCGACATTAAGACTACCTACACGTTGAACATGAATTACGTATCATGGCAACTCTCAATTTACAAGTACTTTTTCAAATTGGCTAATCCCGACATCAATGTTAGCGGACTATGCGTTATCTGGTTAAAAGGAGAAAGGTCAGCAATATGGCCAGTTCATGAGCATAGCGAAGAAGAAGTAAAGAAGTTGCTATATTCAGACGAAATTCCAACATCTTCACCTATTGTTGATTTCGATGAAGAAGATTTAATCAGGCTAAAGAAAGAAGCAGATGAAGCAAAAAAAGCATACGACACAAAAAAGTTAGAGGTTCAGCAATACATGGTGGATATGGCTACTAAACAGATTGTAGGAAATAAATGCAAGATAACAATCAAGGAAGACACCGAACGCATCTCTTTCGACACAAAGAGATTTAAGGACGAACACCCAGACCTATACGAACAATACGTAACGAAGTCCACGGTTAAAGGCGGACTACTAATAACCATAAACAAATGACACAGACATTCATCACAATACCGCAAGAAGAGTGGTCACGCATTGTATCCATTCTTGAAAAGGTGGAAGAAAGACTTAAGCCAGAAGACAAGTGGATTACCACCAAAGAAGCTTGTAGAATGTTAGGCATCAAAAGTCCACTAACATGGATTAGTTACCGCAAGAAGTATAACATCAAGACTTCACAAGTTGGGCGCAACGTCCTAACCAAGAAGTCTGAAATCGAAAGAGTTTTAACACTAATGAAATAATAATAGATTTTGAATAAATACAAGTTAAGGCCACTTCAAATGTGTAGAGTGCTACATATTTTGCTCATAATGTATATATTTTCTCCCTGTGGCCTTAACTTTCTTTTAAAATAATACGACAATGAATAGCGCAACATTCATAGGCAATTTAGTTTCTCCTGCTGCAAAGAAAGGTAATACAGAGAGACCATTCATAACGTTCACCATAGCAGTCAATAGGAAGTACAAAGATAAAGAAGAAGTACTTTTTATTGAGTGTATCAAGAATGGTGACAACAACAATCTACTACCCTACCTAAACAAGGGAACGAAAGTATGTGTGCAAGGCCGTGTAAACTGCCATGCCTACATGGCCAACAACGGACAACCACGTGCCAACCTTGATTTAGCCGTGTTTGAGTTAGAGTTGTTAGGCAGTTCGCAACAAAACCAACAAGCACAAACAACGCAGCAACAACAAGTACAAGCACCACAACAAGTGCAGCAAGTACCACTGCAACAAGCACTCAATCAACAAGTAGCTAATGATTTACCATTCTGATGCTATACGACTTATCGCAAGCTAAACATAGAGAGCAGGTTCGCAAAAGGTTTGATGCAATTTTAAAAAACAATACTGGCATATTGGAGTTAAAATTGCTCAAACCAAAGCGAACCATTAAGCAGAATAATTATCTGCACCTTATCATCGGTTACTTTGCTTGTGCCTATGGCGAGAGCGAAGAATACGTCAAAGAACACTATTTCAAAATGGCTGCAAACAAGCAGCTATTTTTAGTTTCTAAACGAGACAAGGTGTTGAACGAAGAAGTAACCTACTTACGTTCTTCACGCGACTTGACTACAGACGAGATGCAACTTGCAATAGAACGGTTTCGCAATTGGTCAAGCATTAACGCAGGTATCTATCTTCCCTCAGCCGATGAACATCGGTTGTTGGAACTTGCTGAGATAGAAATAGAACGAAACAAAGAATTTGTATGAAAATACCTGAATTAAAAAGTCCTTCTGAAACATTACGAGAAAAAAACAGAAAGAAAGTACTACAACTATATCACGAGATTAAAGAGAAGCAACCAGAAGCAAGCAACAACGAGATATATAAATACATCGCAAACAACGTTGGATATTCCGTTAGTGGTGTGCGTAAGATAATCGCTACAGAAGATAAACTTGACATTTTCCGATCCAAGGCAGACGATGTTAAACCCATGCGGAAACACCCACATGACGAAGAGCATAGGTTGCAAGTAGCTTGTGTAAGGTGGTTTAAATATCAATATCCGAACATTGCACACGCTTTGTTTGCAGTGCCTAATGGCGGACGCAGAGACGTTACCACAGGTGCTAAATTAAAGGCAGAGGGCGCACTTGCAGGAGTGTCAGACTTAATCTTATTAAAGAGCAATGATAAGTATGGCGCACTCCTAATTGAAATGAAAACACCAAAGGGTAAACAAAGCCAATACCAGAAGCAATGGGAGATAGATATTACCAAGCACAACGAATATAAGTATATCGTATGTCGCTCTTTTGAAGAGTTTCAGAAAGAAGTAAGCGAATATCTGTCAACAACTCTTAACGTGAGATAACATGAACAACAAAGAGAAATGTTTCGTATTCTACGAACGTTGGTACACGCAGCTACAACGTCTTCCACCAGAAGAGAAACTTAAAATGTATGAAGCTATTTGCAAGTATGCTTTCGGACTTAAAACTGAAGAAATGGCTTACTATCTTGAATCGTTAATGGATAACATAAGAACATCTATTGACAACGATAAGGACAAACAAAATAAGTTTTTAGAGCTACAAAAAGAAAAAAGTCGTAAAGCAGTAGAAGCAAAGAAAAGATACAGAGAGTTTATGATGCAGAAAATTTCGGGTAATCCGACACAACCAACGGATAATAAAAATCAACCAACGGATAACCAAGAGCAATCCACGGATAACCCGCGGGTTACTTCGGATAATCCGACACAACCCTATAATAAAAATAAAAACAAGAATAAAAACAAGAATAAAAACAAGAATAAAAACAAGAATAAAAATAAAAATGACGATGATGATGAATCATCATCTATAGAGCCGTCATCGTCATCACCGACATCGAAAGAAGACGAATTTTCGTTTTTAAGAAATGAAGTTGAAGAATTACGGCACGATAACTCATGGTTAGAAATCGTTGCAATGCAATTTCATTTAACGAAAATGGACGTAATCCAGAAAACAAACGATTTTGAAACTAATTGCATAATGAATGGGCAAAAGAACCATAACGGAACGGCCGATGTCAAGACACATTTTTGCAATTGGTTGAGAATAAACCTAAGAGAAAGTAATCATGCAAGCAGCTATAACAGAATTAGTCAAGAAGAGTTTGAACGGCAAAAGCGTGATGCAGAATTTGCCGAGCATGCAAGAAAGAAAATGCTCGCTGACGAACAATCAGAAGAACTTCCGTTCGATATACAAGACGGCTGAAGAACTCATGGCGACATATAATCCAAGCATGCAGACAATGTGCGCAAAGCAAAAGGAACGATGCGTAACAGGTAATAGTCCAACGCTCGTTGATTTTAAATGCATATTTGGAAGTAACAAAACTGAATTGTGGCTTGAGATACAGATTAAGGACTTTACCGAATACACAGGAGTTAAAAAGAAACTCACAACTTTTCAAATTGAAGACACCGCAAGAGTTATTCTTTCGGATTTCTTCTATCTGAAAATGTCTGAAGTGTTGCTTTTCTTCGCTTTCATGAAAGGAGGGCGGTACGAGCGTTTTTATGGCGCGGTTGACCCACTTGTAATAACATCTTCACTCAGAATGTTTCTGCGCGATAGAGCGAAAATAATCGAACAACACGAAACAGAAGAGCAAGAGCGAAAAAGACAAGCAGAAGCAAAAGAACGCGAAAGTGCCGAAACGATGAATATCGAAGAATGGAAACGATATAAACCTTATTTCGAACAAGGCTTGTCAATTCAAGAATGGAAACAAATGCAAAACAACGCGTAAAACCGCCTTTATTTTAAGCCTAACGCAATTTCATGTTGCATACGCATAAGTTATAAGGTCAAACAAAAATGGACGCCTAAAACGCAAAAATGAATAATTTCAACGAACTCTACATAACAACTGACAACAACTACAAAAGATTTGTCTTAACCCAACAGGGCGAAGCGTATTTCAGGAAGTATTTCCCAATAACCGATAACGATACAATAGCTCAGAATTTAGGTTGCTCAAAGAGAGCGGTAGTAAAATTTGCACAGACATTGGGAATAAAGAAAGATGCTACATATATCAGTCAATGTTGCCGACACGCTGCAAAATGCGTATCACAACGTGATTTTGAAAAATTCCTTGCTGGAGGCAGAAATTTCCATAAAACGAAAAAGTGGCAGGAAATGATGCAGACAATACAAGAAAAGGTTAGAAGAACAAGACGAATGGAATACATAAGATTGCTAAATGGTGATAGCCAAAGAACAAAGATTCGATTTCGTGAGCCTTATAGCGCAAAACGAAAATGGTATCGTACAGCAATGAAGCGAAGGCATTATATACCCGAAACTGCAAAATTTTCTCTTGTGTTCTATTACACAGATGACACAAGAAGGAATCTTGAAGTCGAAAACAAGGCACGCAAGGTAGGTTTCACTTTTCACCCTTTCAGATGAAATACACGAAAGTTACAATCTTTTGGAAGTGCAATCGAGCCACGCGTCACAAAATTTGCAATCGTTTCGGAATCAATCCTGAGTACGTTAATGTAGGTGGCGAAACACCAACTGCAATACTAACAGAAGATTTACCACTCCTACGAGAATGCGAGAATAGAAACTTTCTAAAAATTAGGAACAAATGAAAGACGTTGAAATATTTAACGATAGTTTCCAAAATTGGAAAACATATCAACTACCCAAAGCGCAACTTATTCTTACAGACGTTCCCTATAAATTGGCGAATAAGGCGTACGCGAGCAATCCATCTTGGTACATTGACGGTGACAATAAGAACGGAGAAAGTGATAAGGCTGGCAAACAATTCTTTTCAAGTGATAGCGAATTTCGCCCTGCTGAGTTTATGCACTTCTGTAGCAAAATGCTCATCAAAGAACCTAAGCAAAAAGGCAAATCTCCTTGCATGATAATGTTTTGTGAATATGAGCAACAATTTCAATTCATAGAACTTGGAAAGAAATATGGTTTAATGCATTACATTCCATTAGTGTTCCGTAAAAACTTTTCTGCACAGGTCCTGAAAGCTAATATGAAAGTCGTTGGCAATTGCGAATACGGCCTTATCCTTTACCGCGACAAGTTGCCAAAGTTTAATAACAACGGACGTATGGTCTTCAATTGTTTTGAATGGGTACGAGATAATATAACACCAAAAATCCATCCAACTCAGAAGCCTGTCTCATTACTTGAAAACCTTATAGAGTTATTCACCGACAAAGGAGATGTTGTAATTGACCCATGCGCTGGCAGTGGAACAACACTACTTGCAGCAGCGAACTTAGGCCGTAAGGCATACGGATTTGAAGTTAACAAACAATTCTATCAAGGAGCAAAAGACAAAGTTCTTAAAGTTATTCACCCTAATTTATTCTCATAAAATGATAATCCCAACTAAAAAACTTATTCCCGAAGCAAAGCTACCAGAACAACAACACGTACAAGATGCTGGCTTCGACCTTTATGCAACAAGTAAAACGCTTGACCGCGCACACAGGGCAACCATTTACGGCACTGGTCTTGCCTTCGATATTCCACGAGGTTATGCAATGTTTATTTATCCGCACTCATCATGCTTTAAGAATGGAGCATTACAAGCAAATTGCGTGGCCGTGATTGATAGCGGTTATCATGGCGAAGTACACGTTGTGATGAAAGGTTTGAATTGCGAATATAACGTTGGCGAACGCATAGCACAAGCCGTTATTATGCCGATACCCGAAGTAGAATACTTTGAAGTAACTAACGATTTCGCTATTTCCGAAAGGGATAAAGGCCATTTTGGTTCTACAGGTAATAAGTAACTATTATGAAAGAGCAATTAGCACCCACTAATCAGATTCCTAATGAGTTGCGCATTCTTACCAATGTTGCGTTTCTCATGGCTGATGTAACAGACACATTTTTGTTAGACGCTTATAGCCGTGTCAGAAGTTTAGGCATGGACTTTAAACGCGAAGAAAAGCAGAAGTGGAAACGAGCTGTAGAGCAGACACGTTTAGCGCGTAGAGCATGGCAAGAAGTCTCGCAACAAATGTATAACGTGCCAAATGTTGAAACCGCTTGCGAAGATAGCGATTTCTTCGCAGATGTCTTACTACTCATGGTTGACCGCGTAGGAGACAAGGACGAACGGCAACAAATGGTGCGCAACTTCTTAAAGCGCATGAAATCAGAAATTCACATTTACGAGAAACTTTCACACAACAAGCTATAACTACTATAAAACAAACAATGAACGACATTGATGAATTTAGAATTAAAGAATACGAAGGTTTATTCACGGATATCTATGCAGTACAAGGCAAAGCATGGTTTGGCTGGATGACAATTAAAAAGTTCTCAGCAAGTAATACGAACGATGAGGATTTATGGTGGGCGAAGGCTTGCGCAGAGAACCTCTTAGACGAACTGCAAAAAGAACAATAAACGATGATACCCATGTTAAAAGACGTACTGACTATTCTTTTTTACGCCCTTCTTTACTCCACAACCCTATATGTCGTGCTACGGTTCACGTATAAGCTCGGCCGCTACCGAGCCGAAGAGGCAATGGCCGATGAAGTGGCGCGCCTTCGACAATCGCGTTGGAAAGAAGGCTACACGATTGGTCGTGAACAAGGATACACAAGAGGTCGTGAGCGCGGCCATAAGGAAGGCTATCGTGACGGTTACGCGAAGGGCCGTGCCGAAGGCTATGACGATGGCAGAAGATACGAAGCCATTACCGAGCATAACAAAGAACAACTTGAAAAGATGATTGCAGAACATGACTACAATATCAAGCAAAGTTAGTGCATGGACAAGGCGCAAATGTGACGGTAAGCTAATGTTTCCGCGTACCGTTGCAGCGCACCTTTACGAGATTGATGCTTACGATAGCTCAATACTCACAGAGAGCGACATTCAACAAATTAATAATTACAAAAGAAATCATTTATCAAAATGAAAAAGTACAAATTAACGAATGAAACGATTGTACACTTCGGAATTACACTTTATCGCATTGAAGCTTTAATGGATTTTTCTGATGTGAAGACTGGCGATAAAGGAGGGTTCGTGCAATCCGAGAATAATCTCTCACAACTTGGTAACGCTTGGGTCTATGGCAATGCTAAGGTCTATGACAATGCTGAGGTCTATCGTGATGCTGAGGTCTATGACAATGCTGAGGTCTGTGGAGATGCTAAAGTCCGTGGCTATGCTTCTGTCTGTGGTAATGCTTCTGTCTATGGCAATGCTGAGGTATTTGACTATGCTAAGGTTTATAACAATGCTAAAGTCTGTGGCAATGCTTCTGTCTTTTGCGATGCTAAGGTCTATGGCAATGCTTTGGTCTATTTCCATGCTAAGGTCTGTGGCGATGCTGAGGTCTATCACTATGCTGAGGTCTTTGAAAATGCTGAGGTCTATGACAATGCTAATGTCTTTGGCAACGCTAAGGTCGGTGGCGATGCTAAGGTCGGTGGCAATGCTTTTGTCTGTGGCAATGCTAATGTCTTTGGCGATGCTGAGGTCTGTGGAAATGCTGAGGTCTGTGGAGATGCTGATGTCTATGGAAATGCTTTTGTCTGTGACTATGTTAAGGTCCGTGGAGATGCTGATGTCTATGGCAAAGCTGAGGTCCGTGGAGATGCTAAGGTCTATAAAAATAGCGATTACATTGTATTCAAAAATTGGTGGAGCAGTGGACGATATTTCACGTGGACACGTAGTAATAAGATGTGGAAGGTAGGCTGCTTTTATGGCAATGGTGAAGAGCTAATAAAGAAAGCTTATGCTGATAGCGAAGAAAGCGGAAGAGAATACGAACGCGTGGTTAAATACGTGGAGAGCATCCTTGCTGACGAGTTAAACAAATAAACTAACAAAATGGAAGTAGAAATCACATCATATATTGAAGATACCGACATTCTTCAGTCTGTTTCAGAATACCAACAATCAAAAGTGCTTGAAAATATATTTGAAGAATGCACTGAAGAGCAACAACAGAGATTTATCAGCAATCTTGATGATTCTTACCTCATAGAAGAATTAGAAGAAAGAGGTTTTACAATAACTAAAAAAACGAACAACAATGGATAACAAAGTATTTGACTTTCACGAAATCAAAACTTTTGAGGACGCTTGCAAGCGGTTGGGGCTTCCTGCAGAAGCTCTCACTGTAGAATCATTTGGCGTTGCCTCGGCATTCTTGCAAGCAAACGCACTCTACAAGTTACTCATAATTCAAAAAGCTATGAACAATGACAAGTGGCGTGATGAAGATGGCTTGAGCTATTACCCTTACTGGGTACTCTACTCCAAGGAAGAAATGGAGCGCAAGAGTGAGGAGGTGAAGCAGAGAAAGGGTATTAGACAGCTCCTCTCCTGTGCTGATGCGACTTATACGGAGAGTGCGGGTGTCCGCTGTGCGATTGCGAGTGAACGTGGTGCGCATGCGACTACGAGTTGTGGTTTACCCTTGTGCTTTAACAGCGAAGAAGCAGCGCTATACGCAGCCAATCAGTTTGAAGATTTATTCTTCCAGTACTACGGAATTAAAGTAAAAGAATAACCTCAAAACAATATGGAAAAGAAACAACGAATGTTCTATTTCGGAACGAATGGTTGTGCTGGGCATTATGCTCTTCCTATCAATTCAGATTTGCCTGATGTAAAAAGTGACGATTGGGCGCGTTTCGATGGTGCTATGCTTATTTGGATAAGAAAATATGGCACTTATAGTCAAGCAAAATTATTCGGCTCTGAGTGGTCTGTGTATGCAGTTCCTTGGTCGGTAGATGATACACGTGGTGGTTGTCACACTGACTTCCTTTGGGAAGGCGAACACACTAAAGAGGAAATGGAAGCATATATTAAGCAAGATGCTTTTCTTCGTAGGCAGTTTTGTTTTAAGCTTGAAGCCAACATGGTAAATCGTGGAGACATTGTTCATGCGTCAGACGACTCTCTCGTCTTAATTCATCACATTGGTGCAGAAGGAGAAGTTTATTATGAGGCCTATGCTGACAATGCTCGTGGACGACTGCAACATGGACCATACACTCGTTTTTACGACTACATAACAGACTGCTTCCCTGCTACCGAAAAGCAAAAGCGGTGGTTGAGGAATTGGATTAGAAAACATAAATAACCAAGGTCTTACAATAAAAACAAGAAACAATGAATATTGCAGAAATTTTGAAGAATTGCCCGAAAGGGTTGAAGCTTTATAGCTCTATCCATGGCGAAGTGGAATTGGTTTGCACTAATGAATATAGTGATAGATACCCTATTTATTGTAAAGCTAAAAATGGAAAAGATGTAACCTTTACAAGCGATGGTAGGATTTTACTCGAATATCCCGATGCGGAATGTGTACTTTTCCCATCAAAAGACCAACGAGATTGGAGCAAGTTTGGAGTGAGTGACCAAACGACTGACCAAAAACAGGAAACCAAGTTAAAGCCTTTCGACAAGGTTCTTGTACGTAATAATGATGATGACGAATGGGTGTGCGACATTTTTAGTCACATAGACGAGTTAGCTTTTTACTATTGCGTTGGTACAAGGTGGGAGCAGTGCATACCCTACGAGAGCAACGAGCATCTTTTAGGAACTACAAATAAACAACAATGACACAAACAAGATTTAAGAAAATTCCCTTCGACCTTGAATTGGCGAAGAAGATTACTAACAAGGAAGCAAAAGGACGAATTGTAACGGATGACGGACTTACTGCAAGAATAGTTTGCTTTGATTTGAAGTATGCAGGAAGTAAAATCCTCGCAGCCCTTGTTGATTGTGGCGATTATGAAATCGGGTTAAGGTGTGACTTAGATGGTACTTGCTGTGAATCCCGAAAAGAAGATAAATTTAATCTCCACCTCGAAGTACCCACCTACTACCGCGACTACTCCAACTTTATTCCTCAAAAGTGGCAACCTTGTTTGGTGAGAGATGTTGATAATGAATTTTGGAATGTTGCGGTCTGTGCTGGAAAGAATACTGAGGGTGTTGTACTATTTTACGGTACAGGACGCCAAAAATACACTTGGGGACAAGTCTTCCCCCTATCCAAAATTACCGAACGCTTGGTGGGTACAAGAAAGAGCTACGAGCAGTTGATTAAAGAGCTTGACGAAAATGAGCAAAATTAAATCATGTGACGGGCAAGGCTGCAAGGAGCGCAAGCTTTGTTTGCGCTTTGCCCTGTCGCATACTGAGCATGATAAAAGCAACATCTACAAGGCTTGCTATTACACAAGGCCGAACGGGCGCGACTGCCAGATAATGATTAAACATAAAACGATATGACAGATGTAGAATTAGTTATAACCAGTTCAAACGAATAAATCATGACGAAACTTTTAGTAGAGTATCTGAAAGATCTGTATGCAGTGCTTGATAATGCCATACAGAACTCTGACCATACGGATTTTGACCAGTGCTATTGGGCACTTGATGAGTTGTGCTTACACGCCATGCTCTATACGAAAAAATACAGGAGTGTGACCTATATTCCTGACACCATGAAGATGTACGACCGAGATATGAAGTATGTGCGAGGTCTTATGAACAAGGAGGAGGAGAAAGCCTACCTTGACGCTGAGATGAAGCGCGCATACAAGCTTTTTGTTAAGGACAAAGAAGAGGAGGACAAGGTATGACAACGATAATTTCTACTGCTGTTGGGTTCGTTTGTGGTGCGTACATGGCTTACATTGCTGGCAAAGAACATGGCTTCTACAAGGGCCGCAGCGAGGCTTACAGAGAATTTGGGCACATTATCGAACATTATAAGAATTTAGCTGATGCAAAGAACACCGCAACAAAGGGCGCGTGAGGCTGCAGACCGAATACGCTGTGACGAGTGTGGCGAGCAGCGCACTTGCACGCCACTGATGGCAAAGGCCTGCCTTAATGGTTTTATTTGTGGATATGTGGAGGCAGAGAAACTATCAGACAGCGAGAGAAGTGCTAACGTAAAAGCACTATGCAACAAGGTTAACGCTCCACATTTCAACCAATGACTACAAGTATGCAATGATTTGGGGTATGATAATTATTGGGCAGTGCTAAACGCTAAAGACTATGGTGTGCCACAAAACAGAGAACGTGTGTTCATGCTTTCAGTTCGTAGGGATTTAGGATTACAAACCTATCATTTCCCGAAGCCTTTCCCTCTTCAAGGTAAGGTTGCTGACGTTCTTGAAGATGTAACAGAACAAATATATTTCCTTAGCCCAACTAACGTGATAAAATTTTTACAAATGAACGAAACTGATAAAGCTGCACATATCGTGTATGCGCAAACCGACCATAAACTAACAGACGAAGAAATAAACTTTTATCGTAATGGACAGAGAGAAGATACTTAGAAGTTATATGCGTAGACGATGTGATGGTTCATTAGCCTATCCGCGTACCGTATACGCACACTTAGAGGAGATAAAAAAATTTGCTCCCGACTTCTTAACAGAGAAAGATTACACTTTTATTAATTACATAAAAACAAGATATGACAAAAGGAAATTCAAAAATCGTGCCATTTGATTTAAACTTGGCAAGACGTATTAAGTCTGGATACGTCAAAGGTGGCTTTTTAAAGCGAAACGGCAAAAACGTTTCATGACTATCAGAAAACATTCTTACACCTCAGACATGTAACGAGGTGTATGGCAATCAACTTTTTGCTGATAAGTATAATGGGGTTATCTCTTACTTTCAAACAGACGAGCATGGATTGTTTGACAATGGAAATGGAGAAAATAAGAATGATGTCCTCATTAAGATATTTGGCAGTGCTGAATATACATTTTTGCCAACCAAATTTCAATCATGTGTAGTACGCAATGGTAACGAAGTTTGGCGCATTGCAGTTCAAACAGGTAATCTTTTATTCACGGGAGCAAATGCTTTTTATAGTGATTTAGATGAAGAACTTGGCTCTTTCACACAAAGAGTTTTTAAACAATGTCTTCCTTTGAATGAAGAGACCGTTAAATTAGTAGGTACTAAAAAACAATACAAAGAAAATGAAAAAGATTAAACTTTCTGTTTTAGCAGCCATCGCATTAGGCTCGCTAATGAATACTTCATGCAGTGGTGTTCGCCCAGAAGCTGATGAAGAAGCCGTGCTTATTAAGCACCCTTGGTTCTTCGGGCATGGTGGAGTTGAAAATATACCTGTGTCTTCTGGACTAACATGGTGCGCACTAACGACAGATGCTATACCTATCAAAATCGTACCTGTTCGCCATGAGATAACATTAGACGATTTGTTTTCAGATGATAACACACCACTTGACTTTCACTCCGTTATCATCACACAAATAGAGAAAGGAAAGTCTCCAATCCTTGTAAAGAACTATGGAGTTGATTGGTTTAACGTAAACTTGTATAACTACTTCTGTAACCTTGTCCGCGACCACATATCGCAACATTCTCCGTTTGATTTAATGTCGAATCGTTCTGTGTTGAACGAAATAGACAATAAAATTCTTACGCAAATGCGAGAATACGTCAAGCAACTTTCAAAACAGAAAGAAATGCCAGTTGTTATTAAAGAGGTAATCATAGGTAAGGCTACCCCTAACAAGGAACAACTTGGCGAAATGAACAGAACTGCAAAGGTTGTTCAAGCAAAACAAACACAAGAACGAGAATACGAAGTTCAAGTTGCACGTGAAAAAGCTGAAAGACAAAAGGCTAAGGCCGACAAGGCTTATATGCAAGAAATGAACTTAACCGCATCTCAATTCATCAATCTTAAATGGATTGAGACCGTATCGAACAAGAACGGTGCCAACATTGATGTCATGGTAGGTGGTGGTTCTGAACCAATTTGGAATATTAAGCGATAATAAAAAGGGTAGGATTGTTTCCTACCCTTTTTTGTTATAATATCTTTTCGATTTTTACATTTTCGCGCTCTTTGATTTTAACATCACCTTTCGTATTACAAGTAACATTTCCATACCGATAAACGTATACAGATGCAGCATCATTAGATATAACATTCAACTTAGCATTACCTGAAGCTGTAATAAATACCTTGCATAGGTTATTACATTCAATAGTCAACTCGCAATTGTGCATTACATATACGTTTGCAACTGCATAACCTTTATACACAACCATACCAGAAGTATTCCCCATTAACAGAATGTCATGGTTTTTAATTTCTCCATTAAAATTACCGAGAAAAACCTTTTGGTCAAGATATATATTATGCACTTTCAATTGTTCTTTATCGAACATCTTTCGTGCAGATTCAAGGCCAGGGTAGTCATATTTACAAATGAAATGCATACCCATTTCAGCCTTTTGCAACAACTCTTCATCATCGCAAAACTCGTCCCATTTATTATACCACTCATCACACAAGCCCTGCCTACGTGCGAGTGCTCTTAGCATTTTTGATTTATTCATAATTAATTTGTATTTAAAGGAATTGCCATACATACGCAATTAGGGTGGTAAGGTGGCAAATCGAATGAATTATAATGAATACCTACATTACTATCGCATAAAGAACATGGATAAGAACTACCACGTTGCACGTACCATGCGTTTGCTCCATTTTTATTTTCTCTGTTTATAAAAAGTTTTTGCCTTGAACGTGCAATTGTATCTGTAACTAATCTATTAAAATTGTTATAAGACGTTGCATACTTCCCTACCCCATAATTCGTTTTTAAGTCCTCAAAAGAAGCTATACCTTCAATTTTTGCAATCTTCATAAAAGAAGATCCATAGATTATTGGTAGTAGTGTTTTTAATTCGTTCGCAGCGTTTTGTGGAGTTTTGTTAAGAAGTAAAGAAGAAGCGGAAATAACTTCCATTTCATTACGAAATCGTTCAGCATAATCATCTATTTTTTCTTTAAACGTGTTGTCGTTTATACTTTCTTTAAAAATAGGAAGTATAATATCTTCTTCATCATCTTCAACCTCAAATGTAGCTAAAGATATAGTATCATCTACTATTTGCTTAGCTAAATTTGCTATAATTTTGTCCACTTCTTTTTTGAAATCCTTGTAAAGAGAAAATTTGAAGTATTTAGGATTAATTTTATACTTTCTTGATAGTAACAGAATGGCGAGCGCAGCTTTATATAGAGCATTGTTTAGATTAGAAGTAGATGCTCTTTGTAGCACTAACCTTTCATTTATAAAATCTAAAGCTCTGTTTAGCTCTTCGTTTGTATATGGCACGTTCATTATTCAGCATTGTTTTTGCTATTGCCCTCCTCATTTTTTTTATTCGTTAATTGGGCTATAACATCTTGTTCTTGCTCTTTTTTATGCTCTCGTATTAGCCTATCTATCTCTTGAGCAGTTGCATACATGCTTATCTTTTCAGAAGCAGTCTGCTTAGATAAGAAGCCATTCTGTACTGCCGTAGCAAGGTTGTTTATCAACTCAGAATTATTCATTGGGATATATGGCTCAATATAGAATGAAACTTTTAAGTTTTCAAAAGATGAAAATTTTCCACTTTCAACACCGAAACCATATTTGAATATTCTAACCATTCCGTTAATGAAACGCTTGTATAGTTGAGCATCTTCAATAGACCTTTCGATTGATTGGTAGAACATTAGCTTAACAGCAACACCAGGTAAATCTCCCGATTTAGGCTCAGGTATCTTAGGGATAGAACTTTGTTCCAATATCATATTATACAACGTTGTAAGTTGCATTTTGAAGAAATCTGAACCGTCAGGTGGATTAAGGAAACCAGCATCAGAATCGTTGTCCATTGAGATTACTTTTACAGAATCAGTCATAGGGTCTCCTTGGACTTCTATCTCGTCTCCCTTCATATACATAATTGGGAATGCGAATGCTTGGTTGTTTTGAGACATATAAGAGAACGCCAATTCGTATTGCTCTATAGAATCTTGTGAAAACATCCAGCAAGGGCCATCTGTACGAATATATGCAACTGGAACAAAAGTAAAATTATGAGGTTCTTGTGAAACTAAGCTATATCCGTCAATTCCGAATATCTCTTTAATTTTATTTAAAGCTCCAGATACGCCTGTTGTGCTTTCCTTAAATCTATAAATGTAAGTACTATCCCATAGTTCTACCCAATGGCAAAGAATATTGTCATTTTCGTCTGTATCATTATATCTTCTTGCGAACATTGTTAAATGTCCTGTGATACTATCGTAATGAGGATATAGCGTATCTCCATTTAGGAAAGAAAGTACTTTCCACCTAAACTTTCCTTCGTGCATATATCCCACTAAAGCTGCATCTCCCGTAATTTTAGCAGAGCGAGCAGCTTCATACCACGCTATCTCCATGTCGTGTGTTTGCCAACCCATTTGAAAATCGTAGAACGTATTACTTTCTGCTTCTTTCGGATTAATTTCAGATTGTGTAAACTGAATATCATTTCCGCATAGTGTAACAGTATGCTTTAAAGCAATTAATTGTTGAAAAGAAAAAGCATATCTAACGACTTCTTCTTTTATGATTCTACCAGTATCTGGGTCTTTTTTATACCTATCTGGGTAATATGTTTTGTCGTATATTTTATGTCCCGTTGGATAATATTCACGCATAAAATCTGCTTGTGAATATACATTATACCAAGATTGGTCGTCATTAACAGGTGCGAGAGTTAATCTTTGAGAAACCTCTCTGAATGGTGTGTTTGTAGCACTTTCAGGGCGAATGCGTACAAAAGGTTTCTTAACTAAAAGTTGTTTTACAGCAGCCATAAGTTTTTACGTATTTTTCGTTTTGCCAATTCAAAAATCATAACCATAAACATAGCTTCGATATAGTCAGGAGAGTGTCCTACATATTGTTTCATTCTTTTTTTAGCAATAAGTGTAAAACTTTTGTCAGCAGTTTCTTCGTTTTGACGTATACACTTTCTTTCTCTAATAAGAATTTGATTTAATGGCATTTTGTCGAAACCATCTCCGCTATATTTTCTATCAAGCAATGCTGGATTAATAGATATTTCTTGTTCTTTTAGTTTATGAGCGAACATATAAGCACACTCAGACTTTAGATTCCCGAATAAGGATTTAACAACATCTTTTTCTTCTTTGTTTCGAGGCAGAGGAGAAGCCATATTGTTAAAAGGTAATGCGTTTGGGAAGAATCCCTTGAATACTTGACCTAATCCGTTAAGGTCATACGTCATGTTATCTTCTGTAACGCCCCACTCTATCAATTTAGATTTTACCATTTCAACAGTAACGCGTGCATTATTCCTACAGACAAATAAATCTTCTATATGCCAACCATTCCAAAGCCACATAACGAGAGAGTCACCGCCTGTAAAAGCAACGTCACAAGAAACTCTTTTCCTTCCATAATCCTCCATTATTTGTGGAAGTTTATAAAAGTTTTCCATTTCTGTTCTGGATATTATATCGTCACCACCAGCACGGATATGCCAATTACCGCCAAGGTCACGTCCTCTCTGTGCTTCATCTTGTTGTGCCAAGTTTGCTAAATAGTTTGGGTCAGAAGCTAACAATTTCTCATTCTCTTCAAGTTTACCGAAAATAAAGCACACTGACTTGATGAACATCGTAAGTTTATCAAAGCCTAATTTTTCATATTCTATCTTCCAAAGGCTATCAATAGTTCTTTTGCATTGTGAATACACTTCTTCAGGTGTATCACCCCAAATGATAGACGAAGGAGAATTGCCTTCCATAAAGCAGTATCTAATAACACCGTCTCTTTCTTTTATTGGGTCTCCTTCATCATCAATCCACCACTCAATGAATTTTAAAACCCAAGAATCTGGGTCGGGATTACACGTTCCATAAATTCTATTTCTAATGCCATGAGCATTACGATTGTCTGTCATTAGATATTTGAATTTTTTATATGGCATGTGCGTTATCTCGTCAATACCAATATACGCATATTGTTTCCCTTGATACTTTTTTTGGAAATCTGTAAATGCCTGAGAATAAATTCCAAAATGCAATTTCCCTCCTTTTTCAAAATTCCATGTCATATCATCTTTTGACCTATTGTATTTACCATATTGTTCAAAAATTTTATTCGATTCATCAATAAGGTTTTCAAGGTCAGGTTTTTCTTCACGAAGAATAATTGCGTTAAAGAACGGATTGTAAACATCTTTAAGTGCTTCAATTAAAAGAGCGAAACTTTTACCTCCACCTCTACTTCCGCCAAATATGGTTATATCAGCATGGGTAGCTAAGAATTTCTCTTGACAACCTGCTTGTGCTATGATACTTTTATCATCATTTTTTCTTTTTTGTTGAATATATTCGTAAGAGAATATATCATCTCCTTCTAATGTTTGAAAAATTTCTTTCTCTGACATATTTATATTTTTGTATATATGCAAAAATAAGCGTATAAATTTATTTATGCAAATAATTATTCATATATTTGCATAAATGAATAAATATCTATAAATTTGCACACAACAATAAACTACTTCTGATGCGATAAAAGCATTAGGCAAATAGATATTAAAATACTCGTTCTAATACAAAACGTACACAATGACAAAAGAAGAACTTTTGGCTAAGATTAGCGAAAAACTTGGAAAAACCAGCTTGAGCGAACGTACATTAAACTCTTACGTAGAAAACATCTTTAAAACAGTGAGTGACGATTCACAAATTAACGATGTGTTCTTGGAATCACATGTAGGCATTCTTAAGTCTGTTGAGGGGCAACTTAGCCACGACATTGCGGAAGGATTGAAAAACAAGCCTAACGAGCCAACAGGACCAATTAATCCTAAGCCTTCACCAAGTGATGATTCTATTAAAAAAATTCTTGAAATGATTTCTGAAGTCAAGAGCGAGAACTCGAAACTGAGAGAAAGGCTTGACAATGAAAAGACATTGAAAGATGAGCAGCAATACAAACAAGCAGTGAGTGACGCAGTTAAGGGTAAGGGTATAAAGAACGTCTATATATTGAAGCAGGTTATGGCAAGAAAAAAATTTGATGTCAATAAGCCTGTAGAGGAAGCAGTTGAAGAAACTCTTAAAGATTACGATGCAGAATACAAAGATTGCTTTGGTTCTGGCGGTGCTCCAAGAGAAGTAAACAACGGATTAGGAGATGATGAAATCACAAAAAAATCTCTTGATGCTTTCTTTGAGAAAAAAGCGAGTGAGGGTAAATTCCCAACTCAAAAGAATTAACTATTAATATTTTAGAAATGAGCAGCTTTAACACATTTGGTTCTACCCACAAAGAATATGGAAGTGGTAAGAACATTTGGTACGAAGTTAAGGACAAATATCCTGGTGGTGGTAGCGTGAAGAATCTCTCATCGTTCCCCGTTGGAACTGTTATCCCCGCAGGTTCTATGGTTCAATTCGACCACGCGAAACATGAAGCTACAATTGTTAAGGCGAAAGATGTTAAAACGACATCTAATAGCAGTGGCGCTGTCGAACCTAAAACTATCAATGGCCTTTTGGAGAACGATATTTGGGTAGAAGAAGGCACGACTTATGCAACTGCTACAGTTGTTTTTGCTGGCAAAATCTTTGCAGATAGACTTGAAGAAGCTATCCCTGATGAGGTTTTTGCAGTCCTTCCCGAAATTCATGCTCTTCGCGAAAAATAAACACAAAAACATTTAAGATATGAATAACAGACCTACAGATTTTTATAGTCTCCTCGCTTTTGGTCTTGGTAACGTATCGTTTCAACAATTTGTTGACCGATTTAAAACTAAATACAACCAAGAACAAACAGACGGCTTTGTATGGGACCCTGAAATTCAGTTAGATTACACATACGAGCAGTTAGAGACGAATTTAGGTATAACGACATTGCCTACATACGTTGATTCTGAAAGCGACCCATACGACCGCAGTCTCGGTAAATTTGTAACTGGCTCTAATCGCATTCCTACGCAAAAGGCACGTTACGCAATGAACCGAAAGATTTTGCGTGAGCGAATGATAGCAGTCCAAAAATTCGGTCAAGCAGCGTTAAATACAGAAACTCGTGATGCTCTTCTTGACATTTTATTTGAAAGCACTGATAAGTTGCTTCAAGCTAATGTGAATGCAAGAACACACCAACGTATGCGTATTTGTTCTACAGGTCAATTTACTATTGACGCAGAGAATAACCCACAAGGTTTGAAGGGTTTAACTTTCGATTTCGGCATTCCTGAAGCTAACAAGGAAACGCTTGCAACAACCAATAGGTGGTGGACAAAGAGCGAACATACACCTGCAAATGAAGGTTCTACTGCCGACCCGTTGGAATTCTTAAAGAAGAAGCGTAGAGCAATGCGTAAACTCGGTTATCCTTCAGGTCATTTTGAGATGTCCCAAGATTTGCTTGATGACCTTTACACGCACACCGCAGTATTGAAACGTATAGGCCTATCAATGAATCCATTGGTAACTGATGCAAGTGCAGTAACTGCCGCAGGTAATTTGCCAGATGAAGCAAAAAAGACGCAAATTGAACGCATTATTGGTTGTACAATTATCCCGCGTGATAGTTTGGCAGCAGTAGATAAGTTCGATGAAGCTGCTAAAGCATTAAAGCCTGTAACCATTGAAAACTTTGCTCCTTGCAATGTTTCTTTTATTCCAAACGGTCAGATTGGTACAATCAAATCTGTTCAGCAACTTTCAATGAACGACCCTGCAACACGTGTTGCATGGTTTGACGGTAATCGTACTTTGCTCACGCAACTCTACGACTCAAAAAACCACGCTATGTATGTAACAAGTGAAACTTCTATTTTGCTTGTTCCGCAAATGCCTAAGTATATGCAGATTTACACCGTAACCGCGTAAAAGATATGACAACGATAGAAGAATACCTATATGGAGTTGTAGGCTTTACAGTAAAGGAAAATGCAATTACAAGCATACTTATTGACCGAAATGTTGAAGCAGGTACAGATGTCTCTACTTTAGACAAGAGGACAAAAGACTTATGTAGAGCCGACCTCTATATGTGGTGTGCTTCTACACCAAGCGTGCAAGGTTCTGTTGAAGATGCTGATGGCGTGTGGAAGCACAAAGAGGGCGGAACACAGAGTTCAGCGTTTGATAAAAGGAATCTTCGTCAAATGGCTAATGATATTTATAAACTATATGGCGAAAATGTTTCATCAAGCAAAGTAAGGATTACAAGTTTTGGTGTAGCACGCAGATATTGTCCTAAAGGTTATATAATTGAGTAATGAAAAAGGTTAGGTTTTACATAAAAAATGTACTTGAAGTCTTATGCAACAAGTTAACTGAAGCTTCTATAGGAGATAAAGTTTATGCTGAGCATAGGCCGAATGGTATTGGTGAACAATTACAAAGTTTATCTGTTGTAAGCCTACCTTCTGAAATCATAAACAATGGTGCTTATCAGTCAACTCAAGTTTACTTTCATCTAATTTCTCGTAACAGAGAAGGTGGTATTTCTACCACTGATTTATTACAATCAATGCTTGATAAGTTAATTGATTTATTCCCTATAAAGGAAGATAGATTTACTTTAACAAGTCCAAGAGTTGTGTTAAATGGTGATGATGGTAATGGTTTCACTATTTGGCTCGTTCAAGCATCATTAGTTATAAACACTACAGATAGGTATTAAAATGGCAGTTAGTAATCCAAGGTGGCCTCATACGTGTAAAATATACTACAGAGACGAACCTACCAATTTCAGCAGTGGAAAGGAAATTGTAGTTTACGAAGGCGAATGTAGGAAATATGATAATTCTTCTATTCGAACTTTTAATGGTAAGGATAATGTAGTTAGAGCTGACTACGCATTATCAATACCAGGGCAAGTAGGCGGTATCACGGCAGGAATGTTTGTTGATGTTGTAGATTTGGTTGGATTGACAAAAGGCGCATTTATCACAGATTCGTACCCTACAAATCTTGGAACTACTGTCTATTTTAACTTATCTAAGAATTAAGCAATGAGCAATCTATCAGACAATCTAAAATCATTCAGAAATGGAATAAAGTTGTTCAAGGAAAGTTTTGAGCAACAAGCCATAGATAGAATGTATGATTGCGCTACACATATAATCCTTTACGCTATTAGCAAAAAAACATGGTCTGGCTTTACAGGCAATGCTGAAACGTCTTTCACTGTTGGTATCTACAAGGACGGTGCTTTGTTACAATACGTCAATGGTGAAATGGTAGAGGATAGGAAGGCTTTAATGAAGAAGATTAAATATGGCAAGAAGGTTTATTTAAAGAATCCGTTTGAAGGACCTCCAAGAGCTGTTAAAGGTAAAGTTGAAACAAGTAACGAGTTTGCTACACAGACTTCAATCGACTTCCTAAAGAACTTCCGCGCACAAAAAAAAGGATTGTCTATGGTTGTAGTTATAGGCGTTGAATATTTCGCTTTTCTTGAATATAATGGAATAGGAGCGTTAACACGTGCTTACAACAAAACAACTCCATTGCTTAATAAAATCGTTTTTAAACAAATAAAAATTTAAATCTTGTAAGATATGGCACTTACTAAAACAACTGAACTTACTTCTTTGGCAACGCTCTTTTCGAGCATGAAGGAAGTCTACTTTAAGGCTGGAGAATTGGCTGCTGCTGATATTTCAGGAGCAAGCGTAACGGTAGATATGGAGCTACCCGTGCTTGATGACGGTGTTAGCTTCGATACTGGTGCTCCAGACGTTTCCCAAATTAAACTTACAACTGGTAAGATTTGGGCGCAACGAACCAAACGTGGTGACTCTGATATTTCATTCAACGTTGCGAGCGTAGATGGTGTAATCAATGATTTACTTCTTAACAAGCATTCTCAGGTAAAAGGTACTGCTGGTGCATTTGAAGAAGGTGCAACATTTGAAGGACAAGGCTACGATCTTGACCCAAAGGTGGTAAAGGGTTCACTAATTATGTATTCAGAAGACCACTCTACAATTATCGCACTACCTAATGCTCACATTGTTTCAAGTTTGAATGCAGCAGACGGTGATAACCCTGCTTATTTCAAGTGCGTAGTGACACCGCGAGCAAACTCTGCAGGCGATGAAATTTTCATTTTAAAAAAAAAGTAACACAACAGACTGACAAAGAACAAAGTCAAGAAGTTGAAGTAACATCAAAGTCAATTAAGGCTTGATTTTATAATCCTTAGCCCGAATGGGGGGTTACAAGCCTCCGTTTGGGCTATTTCTTTATTTATATGGCTAAGGAAAAAGTTATTACGCAACCTGATGATGAAGCTCAGGCACTTTTAAAGGCAGTTATCCACGACTCTACAGATATTGTCTACTTACGAAATAGAAAGGTAAAAATGAAGTGGATATATGGTGGGGTGCGAGACCTATTATCTAAGGTTTTCTTAGAAGAGAAAGAAGAAAGTAAGGTTGGAGCAAAATGTGCTGCGCTAATTGTCTTAAATGGATTTTGGACAATAAAGTTATTCTATTGGTTTTTGTGGAGGTGGTTTTACTACGTAAAGCAATATACCGAAGAAGAATATCTACCACTTATGTCTCTTTGTAAAAAAAAACTGGGTGCGGAGAATTATTATCTGCTTACCACATTAATGATAGGAATGAAGGACACGATGATGGCGATGACGAGGAAGGAGACCGAACGTTTCCTTCAAGAACGGAAATCGGGGCTGCGTGGTCATTAGGTGAGAAATATTCTCATTTAATAGAGCCTAAGAGTTTCTTTTGGGGTTTATACGTTGTAAAGATGTGGGGCTATTATTGGGGCTATACTATGGCTCAAATTCAACTGCTTACATCTGATGCCCCCGTCATAGTTTATAAGAATCTAAAAGATGACAAGAACAAAGAGAAGAAACCTAAACGCGACGATGTTAAAAAGGCTGCCGATGAATGGCGTAAAAAGTATTCTGACGCGACAAAAAAACTAAATATTAACCTAAGCGATTTTAACTAATGGGTAAACTCGGAGATTTATACTACGAAATAAAATTTAAGGATTCTACGAGCAATGGTGTAAAATCCATTGAATCGAAGATTAAGAGCCTTAATGCAACCATAAAGCCAAGAATCTTAATCAAAGATGTTAATGCTGAATTAAGCAGAGTAGGACAATCTAAAAATCTTAACTTAGAAATAAAAGTAAAGATTAACGCGAATGATGTAAAGCAGAGTGTAGATAAGTTATTTACATCTGATAAGTCATACCCTATTAACATTAAAGCAAACACATCTACTTTAGCTTCAGAAATACAGAATGCTATTGATAAGGGGACTTATATAGCAAAGATAACTGCTGACACGAGTGGTGTAGTGGAAGCAGTTAAAAATGCACTATCTAAGCCTATAGATGTTAATATAAAAGAGAATACGACATCTAATGCAAGCGGTGGCCAAAAGGCTCTTTCTAACTCTAGTAAGAAAAAAAGTGGTAGTACAAATGATGTATCTTCTGAACAAAAAGAATTAGAAAGATTACAGAAAGCATACGATAAGATTATATCAAAATCTCAGCAAGCAGTAGGCAATGTTACGAGATTTTCTAATCTTAGAGCCAATGGAGAAATGTCTATTGGTTTAAAGGCTGCACGTGATAGAATTTTGTCTCTTCAACAAGAGATGAAAAAAACTTCTTCTACTGGTTTTGGTTTTAATGCCAGTAAGGTTCAAGAACTCTCTAACGCTATTCGTGTTGCTCATGAGCAAATGCGCTTATACAGAAGCGAGCTTCAAAAGAATCAACAGATACAGAGAAGAGTAGGCAGCGAAAATCCTTTATCTTACAGATCTGTCTCAAGGGATAATGGTAATATCATAAAAACTTTATCAGATATTGCTAATAAGTATGAGAGCCAAATTGCAACAATAAAAGAAAAGATAAGAAACACACATGGCGTATTAAAAGCAAATTCTGTAACTGATTATATCCGTGGACTAAATGCGCAATTAGATACCTTATCAAGAAAAGCAGAAACTACTCGTGCTACTATTGCTCGTATGAGTAATATGCAAAATGTTATGACTGTAAACCAACCAGCTCAAAAAGGTTCGGCTTTATGGAAAGAACAACAAGAAAGGGAAAGATTAGCACGCGATTCTCGCAGAGCTGAGATAACAAGGGCATTTAAAGAGCAAGAAAAATCTGCTAAGATACAACAAGAGGAAGCTAAAGCACTTCAATCTCGTAGGGCAGAAATTGTAAAGGCTTACAATGACGCTTTTAGTGTTCAGCAAAAAAAATACGACCGATTAATACCTAAATCAAGCCAAACTATAGCTAATATTGGCAGATTATCTAATGCCAATGGAGGTAATATGTCAGCAGGTTTGACTGCTGCACGCGATAAGGTATTATCTCTCCAAAAAGAGATTAAACAACTTCAATCTAACGGGTATCATGTTAGCGATGATAAGTTTAAAGCTTTATCAAACGCTATACGTGTTGCTCATGAGCAGATGAAACGATTTAAGGAGGAACAAAAGAAATTATCATCTGCTCAAAAAGAACAAGCGAAAGCTACAGAAGAACAAAAAAAATCCGCTGAAAAATTTGAAAAGGAATTAGAGAGACTTCAAAAGAAATTGGCGGAAGTCGGTAATAAGGGGTCATGGCTAAAAAACCAGCTACAGAATGTATTCTCTGCTTACGTGCTGAAAGATTTCTTTATGAACCTTATCAATATTGGTGGTGAGTTTGAAAAGCAAAAACTCGCCCTTAACGCTATGTTAGGTAGCATGGATAAGGCAAATACATTATACACTCAGATAAAAGACCTCGCAGTTAAATCTCCGTTTAGGTTTGGAGAACTGACTAATTACACCAAACAACTTACTTCATTCGGATTACAATACAAAGATATATTTAGCACTACTAAGAAATTAGCAGATATTTCAGCAGGTGTAGGTGTTGATATGAGCCGAATAATTCTTGCTTATGGTCAGGTTTTTACCGCACACTATTTAAGAGGACAAGAATTGCGCCAATTTACAGAAGCAGGTATACCTATGGTAGATGCACTCGCAAAAAGGTTCACTAATCTTAAAGGAGAAGCTGTTTCTGCTGGCGACATCTTTAAAATGATTTCAAATAGAGAAGTCGCTTTTGAAGATGTAAAGGCTGTGTTAGACGAAATGACTGATTCTGGTGGTCGTTTCTATAATATGCAAGAGAAACTTTCAGAATCATTGAGTGGTAAATGGTCAAACCTTCATGACCAAATAGAGATTATGTATTCTGAAATAGAGGCAGGTAATAAAGGAATACTAAAAGGGATAGTTTCTTTTATGACTGCTTTCGTGAAAAATTGGAAGCTATTAAGCAACATAGCAGTTGGCGCATTAGTTTTTTACGCTTTACTCTCAACAAAAAATAGGCTATTAAATGCAATGACTAATGGTGTTACCAATGGGCTTAAAACATCATTAGCTGCTTCGTATGCAAATCAGACTGCGCTAAGGGAAGAAACAGAGCTATATAATAATCTTATTAGAAAGATAAGAGAAAGGAATAGAGAACTTATAAATAGCAAGGCGGCAGCAGTGAATCCAGCGCTTTTGAGAGGTACAGGATTAAATGCTGGTGGTTCTTCTATGACGGGCTTTGAACAAAGAGAGTTATTGCTTCAAAGGGCAAGAATGAACCTTTTGGGTGCTAATGTAAGTTCAGATAGCATAAGAAAAATCATAAATGAAGGTGGTAATAAAATAGGGTGGCTTAGTAGGCGTATAATATCACTTGGTGATAGTGCGCAAAAAGCTTCAATGAAATCAACACCACTTTGGGGGAATATTTATAGAGGAGCAATTAAAGGTGGAATAGGTGTACTTAGTCTGGCAAACTCATTTGGTCAATTTGCCAAGACTATGTTAACTGGTTTTAATGGTTGGTTCTTAGCTATTTCTGCTATAATTTCGTTGATTTTTAATTGGCAGCAAGAAAAAGAAGAGTTTGAGAAAAATTTAAAAGATAGTATAGAAGGTGCTAAGCAAGCTTATGAAGAATTTTCAAAATTCGTCAAGGACAACCCTATTGATATAGCAATCAATTCAAATGATGATAGAGCGATAGATAAACTTCTACAAACATACAAAGAAGAGTTGGAAAATGCTCCATTAGAACTTGGATGGGTAGTCACTTCAGGAGATGATATTTTAAATCGTACAGAACGATTAAAATATTATAAGCAGGCATTAGAAGATGCAGCAGAAGCAGAAAAAGCACTAAGTGGTGGTGAAAGCTTTAATATTGCCCATAATGCTATGGAATATACTAAAGAATGGTATCCTTGGAGTGATACTGCTTCACATAATCTTAATGATATGATAGGTGGAATGTCAAAACTTCGTAAGGAAATAGATAATATAAACCCTGAGAAATTAGACAAGGCTCTTGATAATATTTACAAGAAAGTTCCTAAGTATAGGAATGCTATTGAAGAATATAGGAAGGGCCTTCTAAGCCTTAATGCACTCGTTTATGAAATGCATGATGATGTAATGCGCACTAATTCATACGATAAACTTTTTGGTATATTTGATGACTTTAGATTTGCATTTGTTAATGGAGGAACTTTTACTAAATCTGTAAAGACACAAATAAGTGAATACAAGAACGATATTAACGACCTTTATAAGTTCATTGAAGATAAAGCAAAGAATGAGCCAAAACTTGGTATAAACTTCAATAACTTAGACAATAAGGGATTTATGAAGTTTGAAAAAATAATTAAAGACATGGCCACGGAACAACAATGGTCGCAAGACAAAATTGACATGGTTATGGCTGATTTAACTTCGAGAATGACTCCTGCAAAGGGTGCTACTTGGTTATTCGATACTGGTATCTACAAAGAAGCATTAGATACTATGTCGGAATACACTGATGAGTTTAAAGGTAAAACTAAGCAACAGATAGAGGAAGGATTAAAAGACGGTTCAAAGTCAGGTATGAGGAAAGCACTTGATAATGCGAAGTCTGAAATATCAGCAAAATGGCCTTTCTTGGCTGATGAGATACAGAGAGTTTTCAATAGCAAAGATTTTCATATCAATTTATCTGTTCGTCTTTCAAAACCCAACATAAAGACCAATGGCTTCCAACGTGATTTTAATGATTTTCTTGACGGGAAAAGTTTGGGTCGTTCTACAAAGACTAAATATGAAGCTATCGGCCCAAAAGAAGGTGAAGATATTGTAGAAACTATATCACGACTACAAAATGACCAAAAGAATTTAGCAGACAAAATTGACGCTCTAAGAAAATACAATAAAAAGAATGGTAACAAGCAAGCAGCCGAACTACAAGACGCAATAGATAAGAGAAATCGGTATAAGGACATTCTAAAAAATTTCTACAATGTAGAACTCGAAAAATCGAACTCAGAGAAGAGTAATGATAAGAGCGCAAAGAATAAGTCTAAAGAACTAAATAGAAAATTGCGTGATGAGGAAAAACGCTTACAGAACGAATTTAAGCAACTCAAAAAAGTAAAGGATTTGTACGAAAAGTTGCGAGATTTGTATGGCGATATTGGAGCTTTAAATAAAATCCGCAACAGTGGATTAGTTGCAGCTAAATACATTCCGAAAAATGTAACTTCACGAGAAGATTTTAATAAGAAGTACAAGAAACTTATTAGTAATCTCTCTAAACGCATAAGTCCTAAAAGTGACGCTTTAAAGAACCTTAAAGACGAATTGCAATCAGATTTATTCGACATTTCCTTCAATGTTGATAAAGATGAGTTAGATAGGCAAGTTAGTATTCTTGAAACAGAATTACAACGTGCAGGAGAAGCTTGGGATAGGTATATCAATCTTATTAATGGTGGCCTTGATAGAAATATGGCAGGCATCATGACGTTTGGCATTGATTCTAATAGAACAGATAGAACGCAGCAAAAAACAGAATTGCAATCGAGAGCATATAACTATATTTCGCGCAAGACAGGGCGTGTTGTTGATAATAAAGAAATGGACAATATTCTCAATATGAACGAAATGGAGTTAAAGGTTCATTTTGGCAATAACGCTGAAATAACAAATGGTTTATGGAAGATTGTTGAAGCCTATCAAAACGTAGCAAAGGAAATAAGAAGCGAAAATGACAAGTTAGTTTCTGACTTATACAAAGATTCTCTCTCTTATGCTGAGCGTATTGATAATATATCAAAGAAAGAGAAGCGTGATATTGCGACCATAAAAGAGGGCGCAAACAATAATCGCGTTGCCACAAAAACTTATAACAATGCTTTAGCAAATCAAGAAAGTATACGCGTTCAGATTGAAAATGAGCAAAATGCACTTGATAATTCTGATATTGGACGCGCATTCCGTTCAGCATTGGAAGTTATGAATAAAGCAAAGGCTGCTATATCTGACTTCGACAAGAAGAATGGTAAGGATTTGACACCAAAGCAGAAGAATGAAAGACAAAACTTAGTCAATACATACAACACGACTACAGTTTCTTACAATAAGGCTCAAACAAATTACCAAAACTCTACGCAGTACAAAACAATAGAAGCCTTACGACCTCAACAAGAAAAGGCTATAAAGGAAACAACTAATGCGCAAAGAGCTATATCTGAGACTATCCCTGAAAGTCAAGCAGACAGATTAATAGCACAAGTCACCTTAAATGCAAATAAGGAAAAAGGAGAAGTAATGGACGAGATGTTTACTAAGAGAGGAGATTATAGTCAACTCTTCAATAACATCTATAGTCTTGCAGTTGATAATGCGAATAAAATTGCAGAAAAACTGATTGCTATTCTTGACCAACGTTTGGAAGAAGGTACTATTACTGCTGATGATTACAATAAAAAGCGTACAGAGATTACAGAGCAAGCGCAAAAAGCTAACGAGAATAGGAAGAATAATTCTGTTTTTCTCAATGGTCTTAGTGGCATAACAAAATCCAGATACGACCAAGCAATAGGGCGTAAGAATGATGCTGCTAACAAAATGGAAACTGCTAAGCGTAATGAAGAGTCTGTAGATAAGAATGCTAAAATGACACCTGCAATGAAAGTTGCAGCAAAAGCGTTGTATCAACAAGATTTTAAAAAAGCGAAAGAAGATTACAAAAAAGCAGAAGAAGAGGGTAATAATCAAAAGAAGAAGAAAGAAGCGCGTCAAGATATGATAGGTAGCGCATTAGGTATGATAGGAAACGCTGCCGAATCAATGGCTCAATTTAGAGATACATTAGGAGAAACTATCAATGCATTTGGCGGTGATACCGAGAATAATAAAGGCTTCCAAACATTCTCTACTGCAGTTGATGTAATGGGAGATATTAGTAGTGGTATGACTAATGCTTTCCAAAGTATCATGAGCGGTGACTTCTTCGGTGCTGCAATGTCTATCATTACAACACCATTAAACATTGCGAACGCATTTGCTAAGTTGCATGACAAGAAACTTGAAATACAGATTAATCAAAGTAAAGAACGTGCAAAACAGATTAAAGCAGCAGCAGATCAGATTTCAAACTCTATAGAAAACTCTTTAGGTTCTGAAAGCGCGAAAAGAGATGTTTTAATGGATTACCAGCAATTGAAAAGACAAGTAAATGCAGCTGGAAAAGCTGATTTTTTCGGTGATGGTTATCAAGCTATTATAGACTTGTTAGAAAAATCTGATGGAGGTGTCAAATATGTTGATAGCTACGAGAAGAAATTAGACGAAGAGAGAGCGCGTTTACAATCACAGGCTGATTATTACAATCAGATTACTTCAAATTCAAGCAAATTAAATAGTGCTTGGGTTGAAAAGCAATTAGCATCATCAGCTTCTTTTTTCAGAAATAAAGAAGTGCTTGAAGCATTAAAAAAACAAGGTTTCGATAGTGGAAAGGATATTTCTGTATACGGAGCGCAATATGCAGCATTGCTTGAGCAACGTAAAGAACTCGAATACCAATTAAACAAGAAAACAAATGAAAGTAATAAGAATGAAAAAGAGATAAAAGACTACCGCGACCAAATATCGGACATGAATAAACAAATTCGCGAATTTACAGAAAACCTTGCGAAAGAGTTATATGGTATTGACATTTCAAGTTGGGCTTCTAAATTAGGAGATTCGCTTACAACTGCATTTAAAAATGGAGAAGATGCAGCCCAAGCATTTAAAAAGACTGTTGATGAAATATTATCAGAAACAGTAAAGAATATGTTTATTCAAGATTCTATCAAACCTTTGCTTACTGGACTTGAAGAGAAAGTTTTTGGTGTTAACGGAAGTGGAGGTATACTTGATATGAATGATTTAGAAGGTAGTATGCCCAAGGTTCTTGAATTCATCAACGATTACATGAACAACGAAGTTGCTCCGAAAGTTCCATTTTTGAGTGATTCATACGAAAAGCTAAATCAAATGTTAGGTGGGTCGTTGAAAGATTCAACAAGTGCAAGTTCTTCTATGACTATATCAGCGCAAGGACTAACAGAAGAAACGGGCGACTTGTTAGCTTCCTATGTTAATGCTATACGCGCAGATGTTAGTATTAGTAGAGGTTATATTCAATCTCTTGTGGAGATAAGTATTCCACAAATGAACGCGATTGCAGAATCACAATTAAGGCAACTAAATGCTATTGTAGAACAATCAAAGTTGATAGAAGCGAATACGAGAGCAAATACGGTTGCAGCAGAATCAATCCGTAAGTCATTCGATAGTGTAATCTCTACATCTGGCTCTGGTAAGGCCATAAGAATTAAGGCTTAATAATATGGATAACCGATTAAATTCGGTTATCCTTTAAAAATAAACACATGGATTATACAAAAACGTTTAAGAGCGAAATTAAGAAGATTGGTCTTGAACCAAGAGAAAGAGCTATGGCCGACCTAATTAATATGGGTTGGAAGGAACAAGATGCTTATGTTATGTGCTATGGTTTAGGTGCAGCTTATAGCGAAACATGGCACAAAAAAAAATACGTGAAATAGTAGATAGAGAAGTTTTCGCAAACTACTTAATGCGTATTAAGAAGAAAACAGAATTAGAAGCAAGTAAAGCTGTAGATGAAGCAATACAAGCAGAGCAAAACAATATCGAAACCGCTAAGTTAATGAACAAGGAAGATGTAATGAACGAATTGGTTAGAATTGCATTTAAGTTGCCTGCAAACGACCCTAAACGCGCTGATATATTAATGAAATATGCAGACCTTACACAAATGAAGAAAAACGAAGTTGAGAAAGAGGATAAGACTGTTCACACATATTTACCTCTGACTTGTAAGGATTGTCCATTGTACGCTAAATTTAAGAATAAGGCATAAAAAAAGGGACTAAAATAGTCCCTCGTTATTAACCATTTAATAACCAATTGTGAAAAAATCATTTCTCAATTAGAAATGCACTTCAAAAGTACAAAGAATATCGCAATAAACATTACTAAAGTGATGTTTTTTCACAAAAAATTTTGTTAGATGTCAAAGTCTTGTGATAAGCAAATGCTTCCAGCACTGCCATTGACGAATGTAATAATACGTTTTACATTGTTTGCATCGCTTAGAAACAGGTCTTGCGTTTTTCTTTGAGGACGAAGACGCGCCTTGCAACAAGATATGGCGGTATATGAAGAGTTTTGAATAAAAAAAGCGTGACACATCGTCACGCTTTTTGCTATAATCCGAGTCGCTTGATTAGGTAGTCACCTACTGCAAGGTTTTGTTCTTTTGCTGCTGCCTTAATTTCGTCTAATGCTTTCTTCGGTATGCTGCTTCGGTATGCTGCAATAAAGTACGGCATCACCGACATCCTTGCGGCCAGCGTTTGGGCGTTTGCCGCCCCATGTATTATTTTTCATAGATTATTCATGTCATCAATCTTAAATACCCAGCAGGACACCAATGTGTTCCGTACTTCGCATCAATGCTTGACAAGTATTTTTCAATGTTTTTGTTTATTCCTTCAAGCTCGCTGTAAATGCGAGCATAATTATCGTCATACCAATCTTGGAACTCTTGGCTATTATGGTCTTCTGGTACGTCATCGCCATATTCGTAAATAAGTCCATTCATATCGTCAGCATCAAGCAGCATGCTTGCAACATTCAGTTGCGGAAGTCCGCTCTCGTTGATTGCGTCTTCTATGTTCTCAATCTCATCAAAGACTGAATTGTCTTCGCTACTCTTCACAAGACTATCTATATTGCAGTGGAAGTTGTGGCGAATTGAGCATAACTTAGAAATGAGTTCTGCTTGCTCTTCGCTCATGCCATGTTCAATCGCAATTTCTTCGTTGTTGAGATTGCGGGCGGCCGCTGATTCTCTGCGGTAGTCGTATTGTTTTTTATTTAAGTATGCCATATTCAAATTTTTAAGTGATAATTTTTTGAATATCATACAACTTGGTAAGCAGTCAAATTAGGGCTTACCTCTGAAGTTTATATCTTTGCGCTGAACAAAAATCTTTAAAATATGTACAGCAACGAAGATTTAGAACGCTTTTATTTCAAGTACCAAACAGAGGCTTTACCTCATGGTCAATCC